ATATCTTCCAATATCGGAGGAGCGCCCAGGTTAGGTAGCTTTAGTTGTCCGGAGGTGATCCGAGTGTGCACGGTACAGATCGACCCATTGCGCCTTAACCCGGTAATCGGTTTTATCCGATAACCGAGTGTACAGCGCTTTAGGAAGAGGTAACGTGCCCAGTTCGTCTGAAATCTCACGATACAGATCCACCAGTTCCTGAATGGCCGGCCAGTCACGGCCGACCACCGAGAATTCCTCGAGTTTGGTTCTTAGATCCCGCAGTTTTATGGCTGTGTTAAGGAACGCTTTCCTGAAGACTGTCTCGCAGATACTGTCGAGTATCCCGGAAGAGCCCCGACGAGTGTCGGGGTCCCAACCGGTACTCTCCAGGTCTTTGAACACAATCCGAGGGGCAGTGCTCTTAACCGTACCATAAAACTGCCGATCTCTGTAAACTGTCACCAGTTTCCGAACCTCTGTTACCATTGGTTCGAGCGAGTCTATCTTATCTATGAGTGCTTTAAGCTCATCATTAAGAATTGACTCACAGAGAGCCTGGACCTTGGCAGGTGTTGACTTATAATGACTCCCGCATCCCTTTCGGGTGAAGAAGTCTTCTAGGCTAACAAAGCCAGGGCCCATGGGAGAATACCACGCGATCATGTAGTTGGCAAGCCGTGACGGTTGCTTTGTAAAGGCAACCGACATGGATCCCTTAGCCCTGTATCCGTAGCCAAGCACAGAAAGCATCTGCGCGAGGGTTAACTCGTGTTTGCGTGCGAATTCCAGGATCACCGAAAGTGATTTCGATGACGCCCAGTACTCCGCCAGCGGGACTCCGCTAGCGTCCCCGACGGGTGTCAGGAAACGCTTAGCGAACTCCAACGCGAGTCCTTGGAGAGAGATAAGGGACTTATGAAGCCCGATTTCGACACCAAGTGCGTCCATCAGGATTTCATAATGCTTGGCTACACGACCATTGGCTATTACTATGTCGTCTCCTAAGACGGCATAGTCTAAAAACCATTTCCCTCCTGAGGTGATCACACCTGCTCGAAGAGCGGCCCACTGAACGATAGCGTGGTGGGTCAAGGCAAGCATGGCCCAGGAAGAAAGAGCTCCCATTGGTTGCCCCGTCGCGTACTGCAAATCAACCGGCTTTTTGCCGAGTTGCTTATGCAATGCGAGATAGGTACGACCAACTAGGAGAGTTCCCCATACTTCAGCAGCCCATGGTCCAAGGACCGAGCTGAGAAGTACTTTCTGGATCGAGAGGGGAAGACGGTCAGTAGCCGCTGAGAGGTCGAAAGAATAGTAAGGCCCTTTCGGGCAAGACTTCATCAATCGTCTCACAGGAGCTATCTGATCGAAAGTCCCATCGGTCGGAATGCGTCTCAGTACCTCAAAGATCGCTTTGTGAAGCGGATCTAAGAGCCACTGTGTGAAGCAATCCACCATGGCGAATACTCGCACCTTGCCTGCTGGCTCATCCTTGAATCCTAATCGCCCTAGACTCCCCAGTTCAGAGATAACCCCACTATGTGTGGTGAAATCAATGGCCGGGGCGTACTTTGGGTTAGACCAAGACTCAATCCGATTAAGTAACCATATGTTCTTAGTCATCTGACACCAATCCCGAAGGGAAGGCATCAGCGGACTAGCGGACCATACGATTGCCGCAGCGAAGATCCCCGATGGCGACGTAGACAGGATAGTCACCGGCCCTGAGGCTGGCGAATCCCTATCTTTCCGCACATGGGGACCTGACTTGCTAATCAGGAAAGGTTTTGCTTTAAGACTTGCAAGGAATTCAAGTGCCCCAACAGACCACCCTCGCATGATCCCGACTCGTTTTCCAACGAGCCGAGACAGGCTTGGGAAGAATTGCTCCCTCACGAATTGACTAAATTCGGGAAGAAGCTGTTGGTTCATCGTTGACTCGTCCGTTATGGTTTTCACTTTCAGAACACCTGGAACCTTAATTACTCGGTATAACCCGAATAACGTAGTCCACAGGCGTATCGTCCAGAGATCTCCAGCCCGGATCCGTCTTCGATGGAGCACAGGAATTATCCTTGGGAGTCCGCGCGACGTTCGAGAGAATCGTAGCCCTAATGGGTTCAGATTCTGTAGGCGTTGCCCACCTATAGATTGCATTAACGCAACGTTCATCCCCTTCAAGGTTTTCACCAAGAAAGAGAGTCCGTTACGTCTTTGTATATCATATAGACGAGCAAGGTAGGTGATGATCACTTTGACAACTGAACGGTTAATTCCCATACCCAGCACATGAACCACTCTTGCGAGATGGTTCACTGCCGGTAGGCCTCGTTTTACAGAGACCATGGCACCAAGGGTTGTAACATCCTTAGCTAAACGCATCAGAGTTGGGGACTTACGTTGTAAGTTCTTCATCCTATGT